AAAGCAGAAAATGATTATATTAGGAGATCATTGCGCGAGATTGAATTTAAAATTTAAGTTTTTTTAATCATCGTCGCCTCCATTAAAATCTCCACCTTCACTCATACCGTCTTCGTCATCTTCTATATCGACGTCGGTGAATTCGTCTTCATCTTCTTCATCGCCATCTTCTTCGTCGTCTTCTTCTTTTTTCTTCCCTTCTTCGTCTTCTTCTTCTTCGATATTTATTAAATCAGTTTCAATATCAATATCAACATTCTGATCTTCGTCCCCATCAATATTCCCATCTTCGTCGGCATCTTCGATAATATCAGTTTTAATAAATTCATCTTTATTTTTAATAGCTTTGCCAATGATTGAAATATGTTTATCGAATAATTGATATTTTTTGCCACAAACTTCGATTTTTATTTCTTGACCAATTGCAACTGTGTCAATATTAATTTCAGATTGATAACCAGCGGAAATTTTAGGAACAATGATTTCAAGAATTGGAATTTTATCATAATATCCTTCTGCGAGAAGACCTAATGAATTTTTAGCTTTTACTTTACATTTAATAATAGAACCTTGAATGGGATTGCAAATTTCTGCGATACATTTCAATTGATACCGAATATTTGCATTGAAATGTTGATTGTTAATAGTGCCAATGGAACGTTCGAGAATTTTGATTGAATTATTTTTAATATAACCATGCTTAGAGCAAACATTTTCATACATCTCTTTGACTTTTTTTAAAATAGTTTTTTCAAAATTACTGTCAAGTTCGTTTGGTTTTAGAATAATATTTGTTCTAAACTTAATTGGAATAAATAATTCACTCGACATCCTATTATTATTATTAATATAATAAATAATTAAATCATTTTTTTGTAAATATAAAAAATGATTTTAATTATTATTGTATATAATAAATAGGTTATATATATAAAATAAATGGAATTGTCAAGTGAAGAACCTATTTTTAAATTAATAGATGAATTAAAAAAAAATATGTTTGATAATGAGGTATCTTTAACATTTCTAAATAATAGTGATTGGACTGAAAATGAATTCAATAATTTAATTAGTATTCTAAGAAATAATTATAAAGAGACAATCGAAGATGAATATTTAGAAGTAGGATTCAATGATATATATCTAAAAATTTTTAAGATTTCTAATATATTATCATATTGCAATACTAATAATTACAGAACTCTGAATCATAAATGGATTAATAAAAATTGTATTAAAAATGAAAAAATAGATAATTTATTCGATGTGAATCTAGAATTCGATATTTCTAAAATCACTGACTGTGAACCATATAAAGACTGGGATACGCAAACTAAAAAATTTAAATTAATTAAATCATTCAATTATGACCTAGGAAATGGTATTATCGTCTCCGCGTCTATATTAAAATCAAATACTAAAGACTTTCTTGATTTAAAGAAATCTAAAATTTTAACATCATCGCAAAAATACGAATTTAAATTATTGATAAAAGATACATCGCAACTACTGTCTAGTATCATCATTGTAATTAAATCATTATTTATGAGTAATATAATTTTAACTAAAAAGCAGCAACAACAAATATTGAAAGATTATACGGAACTTGTTAAAAAAACAATGCAACTGCCTCCATATTATAATGAAACTCCATTATTAACACCCAAACCAATTACTTTAGAAAAAGTTAATTTGGTCAATCCAGACGATTATGGAGCGATTAGTATTTTAAGAAATTATACAGTTACCGAAAAAGCCGACGGCGAACGTTATTTGATGTATATTAATGCAGTTGGGAATGTATATTTCATAAATAGTTCTTTAAAAGTCGAAGATACTGGCATTAAAGCCAAAAAAGGCGCATATAACTCTCTCATTGACGGTGAATATGTAAATTGTTCGCATCGCATTGATAATATTAAAAAGAATTTATTTGCAGGTTTTGATATCTTTTACATTAATGGCAACAGTCTAACATCATTACCATTGATAGCTGAAAGTAAAGTGGATTCGCGAAACAATGAATTGAAGAAAGTTAAAGCATTATTAGATACGAGTAAAAGTGATATTGAATTTATAGTTAAAGAACATCGTCATAGCAGTGATATTTTAAAAGATTGTAAATACATATTAGATAATCCTGATAAATATCCATATGATATAGATGGATTGATATTTACGCCTGCAAAACTAGCAGTAAATTCATTTTATCCATCATTACCTGCTCCAATTACCCAAAATATGGGATGGGATAGATTATTTAAATGGAAACCGCCCGAACAAAATACAATTGATTTCCTCATTCGATATGTAAGTGAAGTTAAGAAGGATGGTATTAAATATAAGAAAGTTGGATTATATGTTGGTTTCAATCCGATAACAACGAAAGATATGACAATTGAAGAAGGATTAAAACTTCGATATGATAAAAATTATAGTAAAATGCAATTTCTAGAGCAAAAAGAAAGAATAAAAAACAAGGAAGATTTCATACCAACGTTATTTAAGCCTATGATTTATTATTATACAGATGTTGAATATGCGCATATTAAAATCGATACGAAAGGTAATATTAGAGCGGAAAACAATGATAATATTGAAGACGACTCAATTGTTGAATTTCGCTATGATATAGATAATAAACAATGGATACCTATAAGAGTTAGAGAAGACAAGACAAGAATATTTAAGAAGGGTATCTTTAGTAAAACTGCAAATTCTTTACCTGTCGCTATTAATATATGGCGTTCTATTCATAATCCTATTACAAAAGAAATGATTGTGGGTGCTACGAATATTTATGATAGAGATATTGATGATGATATTCAAGGTAAATTATTGGAAGCAGATGATGTTTATTATGCCAGAGGCATTCCTCGAAAATCACTATTATCTTACAATATGATTACATTCCATAAAACTATCATTAATGAAAGTTTATATAAAAAACCTAAACATAAAAATGCCTTATTGGAACTTGCATGTGGTCAAGCGGGAGATATGTCGAGATGGATATCTGCAGATTATAAATTCGTTCTGGGGATTGATTTTGCAAAAGATAATATTTATAAAGCAAATGACGGTGCATATGCGCGAGTCATTAAAGAATTTAATCGTTTTAATAGAGTAAGATCTGTCGAGAAGGGATATTTCTTAAATACTGCATTTGCAGCAGGGGATTGTGCATTGGATATTCGAAGTGGAGAAGCGGGCGTGGATGAAGACAGTAAGGAGTTATTAAAAATCGTAATGAATAATAATAATAAAAATGTGAAACCGTATTATAAATATATTGCAGGTAAAGGTGCATTAAAATTCGATGCAGTTACTTGTATGTTTGCAATTCATTATTTCTTTAAGGACGAAGAAACATTACATGGATTTTTAAATAACGTTGCATCAAATTTAAAGAAAGATGGGATATTTATTTGCACATTTATGGATGGCGAAAGTGTTGAAAGGGTAATTGCAAATAGTGAAAATGGAATGGCGGAAGGAAGAAATATGTTAGATAATACGAATGTTCTCATATGGGCGATTATAAAACGATTTACAAATGAAGTAAATTATAATAAAAAAGTAGATATATTCATTGAAAATACTCAACGATTAATTCCAGAATATTTAGTTAATTTCGATTTCTTAATAAAGAAAGCAAAAGAATATGGTTTAGAATTGGAAGACAGTGAGTTATTCTCAACAACTTTTAATAAACTTAAAGAAAAGATACCAACTGAGATGGAAAAGCAAACACCAAATGATAAGACTCTACTTGATTTAGATAAAGAAGAGGTGCAAAAAAAATTCAGTTTTCTTAATAGATGGGCGGTATTTAAGAAGATAGATTAGTCGACATAGTAGCAAATGTTTCATTGATATTATCCGGCAAATTATATATTTTATTTGTCGCAATATGATTAATTATTTTTTTAATATTTTTAATATTATTTGAATGACAAATATAATTGAAAACATCATCCTTCGTAATAATAGCTTTAGTATAAATAGAAACTTGTTGATTTCTCAATTGTGCCAAATGAAATCGCATGACAGGATTTAATGTTTTATCTAAATCCATATTTACCTTAAATCTTTTGTATTTAGGATAATAGTTTGTTGTTGAAATATATAAATTATAGAGAATCTCACAGATAACCGTAAAAATCATATTAATGGCTGCACATGTTTCCATCGGAACTTCTGTAGACTTTCCAAATTCAACAATATAATCATTAACACTATAATTAGATTTTTGCAACATATACACATAAAGCAAATTATACCAAATATTATAATTATTCGCATTCACTTCTTCCATGTGAAGAATTGCATCTGTAGAAATTTTATACAATTTATTAAGTTTTTTTACAATAATTGAATTATTTGTTGCAGTTAAATATTGAATTGCTTCTTCTGGTGTTTGAAATCGATGGGGATATTTAATACCAAGATAATGCAATGGTTTTAAACTAATATCTTCTTCAATCAATGTAATTCTATTTTTAGTATTAATATGAAATAAACATTTGTAATTTTCACCAAAATCTTTTGTATAATCAATGATATGTTTATTTTCATAATGAACCAATACAAATTCATATGAGAATAATGGACTCAAATTAGATGTAAATAAATCTCGCAGAACACTTGAAATATTTGGATCTGCAATATCAATATTATTTTTATAAATTTCATATAGAACTTCGTCTAGCATATATCCATGTGTCTTTGTTGGATGTGAAAATTTAGAACTATTAATATCTGGACAACAACTTGACCCAAAATACCATTTATTATTATGATAATAAACACTAATTAGTGTTCCATCTACGGCACCATAACAAATATCACTAGGTTCGTATAAAACAGTTGTATAATTATTTACAGTGGTTCTAATAGGGATTGAATTGGCATAACTGATAACAACATTATTATTGATGGCTCTCGAAAAATCCAATACAATACTTCGACATTCATCATATAATTCTTTAAATCCTTCTACATTATCTTTTTTATATGAATTATGCAATAAACAAAGATTTTTATCATTTTTATATTTCTTAATTTTAATATCTGGCCAATAATGTTTCTCCTTTAAGACTTCCAAAAGAACCGTTGGATAATCGCGACTATTATCCATATTTCTTTTGTAAGTCTCCTCAATTAAATTATTTAATAATACCGACATTTTTCCAATAAAAATACTTTGCTATTTATAATATAAATTATTTTTATATCTATTTCTCGTTTGTTATGTACCTTAACTCGTCTTGAAATACTGGAATATCGTTAATTTTATTCAATGTCGCGCGCGGTATATAAGTATCGAGATAGGCGATTCCATCTAATGCTTTTTTTTCTTTTACGGGTTTTTCAATATGAATATCTTTATGTTTTATTTCACTTTTAACTTGTTGTATTAGATCGAGTGAAATTTCTTTTGTTTTATAAATTACATTAAGTTCATTTTGGTTCCAAGAATTAGATATGTGTCTTTTATAACTATAGATGATTGCAATCGAACATGCATAAATTAGTCCAATTCGCTGTGATTTCAATGATTTTTTATAATTATTGCAAAAAAGCCAATAATAACTATGAATAAAATCTTCATGCTGAAATAATATTTCAATAAATCCCCAGAGAAAATAAATTGGATCGTGTTCATTCGGATTTAATTTTGTTTGTATTATATATTTTTTTCGAATGATATAATCGAAACAATTTTTAAATTTAATTGCTATCATCTCAATGGCATTTGCATTTTCACTTGGAATTTCGTCAATTATTTTTATTATTCGTATGAATGATGTTATAATTTTTATTGATAATAAATAAGCTTCGCTATCTGTCGGTGGTATAATCATTTCGAATTTCATAATTCCATTGGAACTTAATTTATTATCTTCACAAAAAGCATCGATTATTTTTTCACGTAATTTATTTAAAGGAATAACACCTGTTTTACTAACAGGATTTATATTATAAACATTGCATAAAATACACATCTTAGTAATTAGAATAAGATAATCGGCAACATTAATATTATCATTTTCAATCAATGATTTCGTTGATAAAATAATATCATTTAATTTAATAATATCTCGAATATTAATGAAAGAACCAATATAAGAACAAATGAATATTAATGTTTCTTCTAAAACTTCTATTTTTGCATTTTCAATTAAAAAAATAGAAGTTGCATATAAGCTCTTTTCAATATTACCTTTACAAACAAAATCAACTAATTCTTTATTATACATATATGTATATGTATTACATATTCATTTAAATATTATTGAAAAATTTCGTTAATATATAATTTTCTAC